ACAAAGGGACTTTCTACGGGAGGAAGACCTAATGAGATATTAACAATTTTAAGATGTTTAAATCTAATACACAATAAACATATACCTAATATTTATAAAATCAATAATAAATATATACGTTTAAGTGTACTAGCTGGTTTAATAGATACCGATGGTTATTATAGTAATGGGTGCTATGAAATAACAACTAAATATAAAGCACTTAGAAATGATATTTTATTTTTATGTAGATCTCTTGGTTTTGCGGCTTATTCTAATAAGAAGAAAGCTATGGGAAATATTTATTATAGGATTACTATAAGTGGTTGTTTAAAAGAAATACCAGTTTTATTAGAAAGAAAAAAATTTAAAAAGAATAAAACTTTAAATAGAAATGTATTGAGAACCGGATTAGAAGTAAAATATTTTGGTAATTATGATTTTTATGGTTTTGAAGTGGATGGAAATCATTTATTTTTATTATCCGATTTTACGATTACTCATAATTCTACAACGGCAGCAGGAGTATTCTCTTTATTAAAACTTCACAATATAGAATGTGAATTGGTTACAGAGTACGCAAAAGATTTAGTATGGGAAGAGCGTCATAAGACAATTCTAGACCAACAATATTTATTTGCTAAACAACATCATAGATTATGGAGAGTAGCAGATAAAGTAGATGTGGTGATAACTGATTGCCCTTTGATGCTCAGCCCTATTTATGGAGAAAGATACAATATTATTAATGAAAGTTTTACCAATAATGTAGTAGATGTAGTGAATGGTTTTGATAATCGTAATATTATTTTGACTCGAACCAAAAAATACAATATCAATGGACGAAATGTAACAGAAGAACAGGCTAAGGAAATAGATGGAGAAGTTGTAAGTATATTAGATAGATACAATATGACTTGGATGGCTATACCTGGAAATTTTGATGGAATAAATATTATAGTTCAAAGTATTTTGAAAGAGGAGCAGAAATTTAAAATAAGTATGTAGCTTAGGAGGAAGATTTTATGATGGATTTAGACTTACTAGATGAGCAGTTAAATATGATGCTATCTCGTGCTGAACTGGAGGGTGAAACTTGTGGTTTAAAGCATAGTAAAATAGACCCTTCAGAAAATCATCCAGCAACAAATTTTTTATGCCAAAAGTTGGGTAATAAGAAAACAAAAGAAGGACAACAAGAATTAAGAATACCTATCTGTGAAGAATGTTCTGAAGCTTTATATAACACAGATTGGATTTTAATGTATTGCACGTATTGTCATAAATCTCAATGGGTAAATAGAACAATAGCTAAAAAAGGTTACCCACCAGGTAATCAAATATATTGGCTAGATACATGCCCATTTTGTGCTGAGATAGCTGACAAACCTTGGAATGAGGTATCTAAATAACATTATACTGGAGGTAACAATGGAAAATTCTATTATGCAGGAATGGAACACGTATAAAAAAGAACTTGAAACCTCCCTACAAGAGGTAATGAATGGTGAGGAAGAGTATACCGATAAAGAAACTGTGGCTATAATGTTAGAAATGTTGAAGATTGCTAAATTGAAAGAAAGAATACAATACGATGACGATATAAATATACTATAGAAGGAGGTGCTAATGGGAAGAAAAAAAGATTGGAATTCTACAGAAGAAAAAAGACTAATAGATAACTATACAAAAAGTACTATCCAAGAACTTATGATAATGTTTCCTAATAGATCACAAGAAAGCATCAACAATAAGATAAAGAGATTAAAGGCAGCGGGGAAGATTAAAGGAAGAAAAGAAGAGGACGTTATACAACGGTCTTATGATCAGAGAAAAGGAAAAGAAGTTTCTCCAATAACAGATCAAGAACAATAGGAGGTCATATGACCGATATTAACACACATAGTAATCTATTTCCTATGGATGAGACTATCTGTAAGGTTTGTTCTTATAGGATGTCCAGACTGGTGGTTCCATTAGAACTTGATGATTTTGGTATAAGTGAAGAAGATTTAAAAGATATAGAATTAAATGATGATGATGAGATTATGGTAGAGCAACATACTTGTTTAATTATACAAGAGGATATGGATTACTTAGTTAGAGAGTGTACTCATTTTAAAGATAAACGAGAGGTGTCTCTGTTTACCTCTAATCCATATTAATGATTATATTAAAAACTTTAACACAAATAGATGGAATTAGAAAAAGCTGTGCTATAACTGCATATGTACTTAAAGAATTAGAAAAAAATATAAACCCAGGGGTTACTACTAATTATCTTAATACGCTTGCAGAAGATTTGTGTTATCAAAGAGGGGGCACTCCAGCTTTTAAAGGTTATAAAGGATTTCCATTTTCTATATGTTCCTCTTTAAATGAGGTTATTGTTCATGGTTTTCCTAATGACAATCCTCTTAAAGAGGGAGATATACTGAGTATAGATTTTGGAGTATTATATAAAGGTTGGTATGGTGATTCAGCTTTTACTAAAGGTGTTGGTAAAATATCTAAAGAAGCACAAAGATTATTAGACACTGGAAAAGAATGTCTATATAAAGCTATAGATATAACAAGACCTTTTTGTAGAGTAGGAGACATATCCAACACAGTCCAGGAGCACGCGGAAAAAAATGGATTTAATGTAGTAAGAAATTTTGTAGGACATGGTATAGGAAGAAATTTACATGAGGAACCACAGATTCCTAATTTTGGAAAAGAGCATACAGGATTATCATTGAAATCTGGCTCTGTAATCGCTATAGAGCCTATGATAACTGCCGGGGTATATGAGACACGGATTCTAGAAGATGGATGGACTGCGGTCACTCAGGATGGTAAATTAGCAGCACATTTTGAACATACCATAGCCATAACTAGTGATGGAGTAGAAATATTGACAAGAAGAGATTGATGTTTATATTTAAAGGAGGGTATTATGAAAAAATTAATATTAGTAATTGCAATGGGATTATTTTTATCTGGATGTGCAGGAATTAAACAATCTGAATATATGAGTCATAATTCACATTATAAAAATTGGAGCCACTTGGGATTTAGTTGGTGGGGATATAATAATGTAACCGAAGCAAAAGCTATTAAATCAGACCAGGAAAAATGGTGGGGAATACCATATTCAAGTAATACTTATGTAAAACATTAATAATTAAAGGAGCTTAGTAATGGAAGGTAAGTTTAAAGGAAAAGAAAAATACACTATCATGGATAATGATGACTATGGACCAATGGATAGGTATAGTAGGGAAGGACAAAAAGCTGATCCATTTTTAATGATACCTTTTGATCTCTTAGATAATATAGAATTTATGAAATTTTTAAGATCTCCTGAATCGGTAGTATGGTTTAAACTAGTAAGATACATTATAAGAGCCACTATGAAACAAAAAATAGGTAATTTTCTTTATAATGAGTACTATAAAAAAGGTATCCTTGCTGCCCAGATAGATATGGAGACTATAAGAGAAACTACAGGAATACCAACAAAAAGTATGGTCTCTATGTATGTTAAAAAACTAGAGGAGAAAGGCTATATAAAAAAGCATAAAAAATATTGGTATGGTGCAACCATTAACATTTATGAGTTAGGAACCCATGATATGGGACCCAATAAATGGGAAACTTTTTATCTTTTTAAGGAAACAAAAATATCCAATATTAGCAATGAGTTAGATAAGTTTGTAAAATAGCCAATTCGTGAATCGCGAATTGACCCAGTTCGTGAATCGCGAACCACATATAGAATAGATAATTATCCTTTGAATAAATAATTAAAACTACTATCCGGCTGCTGGAAAAACAGCCGGATGGACGGCTAAAAGATGGATAACAAAAAGAACGATTTTTAAAAATAACTGTAGCAGGATAATTTCTACTGTTCGGAAGAAAGACGGAAAGCAGACTGGAAGAAGAAGTTTAATATCATCTGAAACAGAAATAATTATTTAAATTTTTCCATCAGCTTTTCGTCAGTCTTGAAAAAGCACCTTTAACAAATATTATTTAAATTTTTCTTGGATGGAGGAAATTCTGAATGACAAGTTCGTATGTAGATTTACATGTTGCTAGACAAAAGATGCGACTGAAAAACACTAATTCTTGTTTAAGTTTTGTAACCACTCTATGGAAAGGCGAAGTTATAATGTGTTGCATGAATAACTTGAACAAAGAAATTATTAATGCTTTTTGTACTCAAATTCTTAATCCTGAAGATTTACAGACGTTAGAGTGGCTTATTCAGGAATTTTTATTTGAATCGGTTCACGATAATAAGGGTTTGGCTTGACAATTTAAATATAGTAATTATATTATATTTGTGCACTAAGCACTTAACTTTTAACTTTTAAATTGTAGTAAAGGAGATGTTATGGGAATTCCGTATGTTATTGAGAAAGGTAAAAACGATCAGGAAAGAAGTTATGACTTATGGTCAAGATTACTTAAAGATAGAATCGTTTTTGTTAAAGGTGAATTTTGTCATGATATGGCAGATTCAGTTGTAGCCCAGCTTTTATTTTTAGAATCATCTGATCCAGAATCAGATATTTATATGTATGTTAATAGTCCGGGTGGAGATGTTACTGCTATGTATGCAATTTTTGATGCAATGAGTTACATTAAGCCTGATATATCTACTATAGGTTATGGTCACTGTATGTCAGCTGGATCTTTTATACTTAGCTCTGGTACTAAAGGCAAAAGAGCAGCTCTTCCTAATACACAGATAATGTTACATGAATTATCTACAGGTAATCAAGGTAAGTTCAATGATGTAAAAGTTGCATTTACACATACTCAAAAACTTTATGATCAGATGGCTGAGCACTACGTGAGTTTTACTGGTCAGAAGTTAAGCAAAATTAAAAAAGACATGGAAAGAGACCATTACCTTTCTGCATATGAAGCAGTAAATTATGGTCTTATAGATAAAATTTATGATAAGCGTTAAATTTTGTAATAAGTGTGGCTTAACTAAGCCTTTAACTGAGTTTCATAAAAATAAACATTCTTTTTCTGGTTTTCAGACTTATTGTAAAGATTGCAGAGGTGTTATTTATCATACCTCTGATAAATCTGTAAAAAAGAAGTATGATTCTAATAGATATTTTGCACAGATTAAAGAACGAAGAATTTGGCGTAAGAAACATTACATTGATAATATTGATTATTACAAAAATCATTACAAAGAATACTATGATAAGAACAAAGATTTAGTACTTAATCGTAATAAAAAATATGCAGAATCGAGAGCAGTATATAAAAGTTTTTACAACAAACTAACAGTAGATGAAGCCCCAATATTAAGCAGTGATGGTATATCTTTAGAAGTTAAATGTAAGTATTGTAATAAATACTTTATACCTACAAATTCACAAATTAATAAGAGAATATATTCCTTAAATAGTTCTGACCCAGATACTAATAGTTTTATTTACTGTTCAATTGGTTGTAAAGAATCATGTCCACTATATAAGCAACATAAGTATCCTAAAAGTTTTAAAAAAGCATCAGCCAGAGAGGTGGATTCAATATTAAGACAAATGTGTTTTGAACGTGATAATTGGGAATGTCAAATTTGTGGTAAATCAGTAGAAGAAGTAGTCTTACATTGTCATCATATTGAAGGTTATACACAGAATCCATTGATAGGCAGCGATATTGATAATGTAATTACTCTTTGTAAAGAACATCACAAAGAAATTCATAAATTACCAGGTTGTGGGTATCATGAATTAAAATGTATCAAGGAATCTATATAAATGGGACTTACCTATAACAAAGAATTTAAATCCAAGGACCGTAGGATTATGCCTACTGGTCCTAGGGATAGACAAATAAAACAGACTGGTCAGATATTAGGTTCTGATCAGTCTTTACTAATAGAAGAATTACGATCTCAAATTAGTAAACTTCAGGAACAACTTGATAAAAAATCAGATATAATCTCCGGTTATACTCCAGAACAAGTAGATGAGGAGATTATTAAAGCTGTAAAGCTTGAGACATTGAATCTTAGAGCTCAACATGAGATAGAAAAAAGTAAACTTCAAAATAAAATAGAATCTTTAGAAGAAACTATTCAGCAATTTAAAAATAATCAAAATAATAATTCAGGTCTAACAGAAGAAAGAATTATGTCTCTTCTTTCGGAAGCTACTAAAAATTTATCCATTAATATGGACACTATTATAAAAAGCGACAGACCACAGATGGAAACAATATTTGTTGACCCAATAGAGAAAGAAATAAATGTTGAAAAACATTTTGAAGTGAGAGAAGAACCTATGAATGAAAAAATACAATTAGATGATAAAGTAAATAAACTAAAGGGACTTCTTGGTAAACTTCCAACCAAGAAAGTTTAATAAAGGAGAATTATTTAATGAGTAATCACAAAGGATTAGACGTTGGAACTAATATGTTAGTTGCAGCAAGTCTTGATGAGAATGGTTCCCCAGTTTTTAAAATGCAACGAGATGCCTTTTATGTTATTTATCCAAAGACAGAGGTAAATAGAAATAGTATTAAAATATCTTTAGATAAAAGAGGAGCCAACTACATTATTGATGAAGATGGTTCATACGTAATTGTTGGAGAAGATGCTTTAGAAATTGCTATTGAAAGAAATGATTACGCCAAACGTCCTATGCAGAAAGGTGTTATTTCACCCAAAGAAAAAACTTCTCTTCCTATGCTAAAACTTCTCATAGAAAGTCTTATAGGAAAAGGTACAGATGGTGATACATGCATCTATTCTGTGCCAGCTAGACCTATAGATTCTTCATTTGATATTATGTACCATACAGAGATGATGGGTTTGTATATTAGACAAATGGGATACAATGCTCAGCCTATCAATGAAGCATATGCTGTAGCCCTCTCAGAGCTCCTTGATGATGGTTTAACTGGTATTGCCATAAGTCTGGGTGCTGGGATGACTAATATCGTTGTAGTGCATGAGGGAGATCCTCTGATAGAATTTAGTGTTACTAGAGGTGGAGACTATATAGATCAATCTGTTGGTAATGCTTTAGATGTCTCTCCAAGTTTAGTACAAATGGAGAAAGAAGCTGGTGTAGATTTATTTAATCCTACTACAAAAATAATGGAAGCGGTAACAGTCTACTACACATCAGTCATAGACTACACTCTTAAAAATATAGCCTATGAACTAAGACAGAGAGAAAAAGAACTTCCTTTATTTAGAAAGCCAGTACCTATTGTAGTTTCTGGTGGATTGTCTCTAGCTGAAGGATTTGTAAAGAAAGTAGAGGGTGTTTTAGCCACTGTCAATTTTCCTATACAAGTAAGTGACGTTAGAAGGGCTGCTGATCCTATGAAAGCTGTAGCACAGGGTGCTCTTTTAGCTACTAGTATTTAACTAACCATCATAATATGAGAGGGAGATGCTATGGCGAATTTTAATGACGCATATTTAATTACTTCTAATATAGAAGGAAAATATTCTAATGACCCCACCGATAAGGGTGGTGAAACATACAAAGGTATAGCTAGGAAAAGAAATCCTAATTGGTTAGGATGGGTAATTGTAGATAGATACAAAACTCAACCTAACTTTCCTAAAAATATGTATTCCGACACACAGTTGGATGGATATGTTAAATCTTTTTATAAAGAGCAGTATTGGGATGTCAATAAATTAGACGAATTTTCTTCCCAATCCATAGCTAACGAATTATATGACACAGGTGTAAATATGGGTACATCTAAAGCAGCTAAGTTTCTTCAATTGACTTTAAATATTTTGAATAAAAATGGCACAGCTTATCCTGATATATCTGAAGATGGTAAAATAGGTCCTGGTACTTTACAGACTCTCGTTACTTGTATAGGACGTGTCGGAGAAGAAGTTATATATAAAGTATTAAATATTCTTCAAGGAAGTTATTATATTGATATTATGGTTAGAGACCCATCTCAAGAAAAATATACTATGGGATGGTTATCACGTGTAGATTTTATTAAAAAATAATCTACTAATTCCCAACAGAACTAAATAATTAGGCTGTTGTTCTGTCAGCCGTAAAAGGAGGAGAAATATGATGTATAAACAAAATTTTGTAGCAGTTGTTAAATGTGATGGTAAAATTTTAAGAGAGCATGATAGTGATGTGGTTTATTTACCTTTTGGCTCTGAGTATAGTATTCTTTTAAAGAATAAAGATGGTAGAAGAGCTTTGGTGGATATAGAAGTTGATGGTGAAAATGTTTTAAATGGACATAAACTTATTGTAAATGGTAATGATACACAAGAAATAAAAGGATTTATGAGGGATATGAATAATACTAATAGGTTTAAGTTTATTCATAAAACTAAAGAAATACAAAAATTTCGTGGTGATAGAATAGATGATGGTTTGATACGAGTGACTTATCAATTCGAAAAATTTAAAACAGAACCGGTTATTACCACATATACTCCACCAGCTTGGACTTATTCTAATGGATTTAAATCTACAGATTGGACATCAGGTGGGACAAGTCTCAGAGCCAGTTGTGGATTGAATAATGTTTATACTTGTTCTTTTTCTGACTATTCTTCTCCAAAAGCAGAAGAAGGCATTACTGTGAAAGGCAATGAGATAAATCAAAATTATAATTATGGAAATATAGGGCTACTCGAATCAAATATCTATACTATAATTTTACATCTTAAAGGACTAACAAGAACCAAACAAAATATACAAAAACCTATAACTACTAGAACAAAATCAAAGTGTTCTACATGTGGTAGAAATAACAAATCTATCAATAAATTTTGTTATAATTGTGGAACTTTCTTGGAGCAGAAATAATATGAAAAAATTAGTTATCAATGAGGCTGAATGTATAGGTTGCGATCTATGTGTAGAATTATGTCCAGATTTATTTATATCTGCTAAATTTGTACCACAAGTTGTGGACAAAGATGTTACTGATAGCCAGTGTGCAAAAGACGCAGTAGAATTTTGTCCAACAAATGTTATATCTATAGTTTAGGAATAATATGTCATATTTATTTGAATTACTAACAGATAAGACTATGTTAGATATGAAGATAGACGAAATCAAATCTATACTTAAATACGAACAAAATGATAATCTTGCTCAAGAATTATTTGCCCTTTTAGAATTGCGACAATCTAAACTTCTTCATATTGCAGCAGCTAATAATATGAGTAAAATGAATGTTGGTGGCACCGAAATAAGTATAGCTACTGCCATAATTATTAGATCTACAATAAAGGAAAAAATAGATATTTTAACAAATATGATAGGTAATAAGGATTGTCATTTAGATAAAATAGAGCTTCAAAAACAACGGGATAGGTACTATGGAGAGTATGTATTACTTTCTATGGGTATTAAAAGGAATGATTTAACAGTGACTGTAGGATAATTATGTTAAAAGAAATTAAAAATAAAATTATAAAAATTAGAAGATGGCTTATTATAAAATTGGTAGGGGATATGAAGGTTGCGATAAATTGCGATCTTTTAGATTATAATAGAGAAAAAAATTTTATGGGCAAAAACTACATTTCTTATAGCAATAAGTTTTATCCTATAGAAAAACTTATAGTAGAAGAAATGTATACTGGATCACCTAATAAAAAAGTTACCAGACGTGGTAATACATTTGTACTAAATATAATATAAATAAAGGAGAATTAAGTATGAAAAAAATTGTATCTATTTTTATCTTGCTTGCTTCTATCTTAGTCAGTACCTATGCTATTGCTGATGATGATGATAAAAATAACAACAACTGTGTTAAATTCATATATCAAAAAAGTGATATAGGTAAGGGAGCAGTTGAATCAGGACATTATTATACTGGTCCTTCAGGAAAAGTGTATTTGTTTCCATATTGGGCACAAACCCCTACCCCAACACCAACCCCTACAATATGCAATGCAAAAGATTGTGCTGCTATAGGAGGAGTCTGTGTGAATAATGTATGTACAAAGGTAACACCTACACCTACGCCCACACCGATACCTACAGCCAAACCAACAGCTGAAAATGCATACAATTCCTGTATGCAGTGTCATAAAAGTACTGATAGCAAATACACATTTGCTAAGTGGGTTACTACATTACATCAAAAGACAGGACATAAATCAAAGTCATGTACAGCGTGTCACATTTATTAAATAAAAAATATAAAGGAGAATATAAAAATGACAGATAGTCCATTTAGTGGAGGCGGTGGCACTCCAGTAGATCCAAATGCCCCAGTAGCACCTATGCCTAAAGAGGTTAGTGATCTTATGTCTATACTCAATAAGGCAGCTACAAGAAAATATATTGTAGACCAGAATGGTACTAAACTTGAAATGGAATTTGCAGCTAATGGTATCGTAACTATAAAAAGTGGAGATACTACTATGACATTTCCTTACACAAGAGGATAATGAATATCAAATAGAGACTAAGGCTGGTGCGAATAACATCAGCCTATAGTTGTTTAAAAGGGAAAGGAGAATTAAGAATGATACTTGGAGTGTGTGGTAAAGCCAGATCAGGAAAGGATACTTTTGCTGAAATACTAGCAGAAGAAATTTTTAATTCAGTTAAGAAGAGATTTGTTTTAATGGCATATGCTCATGAGCTTAAACTTAGAGTCCAAAAAGATTTTGATTTAAGTTATGACCAACTATGGGGAAATCAAAAAGAAATTCCAGATAATAGATATCCAAATAAAAGTATACCAGGATCTTTTTGGACACCTAGAGAGATTATGCAAAACTATGGTGAATTTTATAGAAGTATTGATTACGATTTTTGGGTCAAAAATCTTTTTAGGGTTATAGACGAAAAAGAATATAAAAACATCATTGTTACCGATGTTAGGCACCCTAATGAGGTAGATCCAATCAAAGAAAGAAAGGGTTTTATAATTAAAGTAACCAGTAATCGTGAGAACAAAGAACAAGTTCATGGAGAAAATCATATTTCAGAAACAGCCATGGATAATTATAATGATATAGATTTTTGTGTTTTAAATGAAGGTACTTTAAACGACTTAAGAAATACTGCTAAAGAAGTAGTTAAAATGCTTATAAATATTAAATAGGAGTTTAAATGGCTGTAGCCTATTCCCATAATACTAATTGTTTGACATCTTTAATGACCTCAAACAATACACCATCACCTATAGTAATTAGTTGTTCTACTATATGGGATAGTTCTTATGATGCTTGGAAAGCCTTTAACCAAAATGGTTCTATCTCACAATGGTCTACATCAAATGGTAATGCTACTGGCTGGCTAAAAGTCTATTCTGGTGGAGATTTATGGACAGTAACCTCATATACAGTAACAGGTTGTAGTGATTCTACAGCAGCTTCTCCTAAGAATTGGACTTTACAAGGTAGTACTAACAACTCTGATTGGATCACAGTAGATACCCAAGTAGACCAAACTTCTTGGACTACAAATGACATGCGTACTTATGTCATAGCGTCTTCTGGAAATTACTCTTATTACAAATTAGATATTACTTTGAATAATGGTAATCCTCAAGCAGTAGAAGTAGGTGAGTTGGAGCTTATAGGTACGGTATATGTGGCTCCTCCACAAGAAATAATAACCAGAGATATAGTGCCTAGAGTTGATGGTACTGGAGGTATAGGCACCGCAATAAAGAAATGGTTAAATGGTTATTTTAAAAATATCTTTGCTACTGGTGGAACTATTTCTAGAGTAAATATTACTTTAGGTTCTGGAACTTCTTTAGATTTGTCTGAAGGAAATATTATAGGACCTATAACAACATCAGCTGGTATAGAAGATGCTAATAAAATAATAAAATCTAATGAAGATGGTAAGATAGACTTATCTCTTATACCAGATGGTATATCTGCTAACATAGACACAATAATAACATCTTCAGGGGCGGTAGATGCTGGAAAAGTTCCAGCTTTAAACGAACTTGGTAAATTAGATATATCTTTTATACCTGATGATATAACAGTTGACATAGATACTATTACAGTGTCTTCAGGATCTTCAGATGCTGGAAAAGTTCCAGCATTAGATAATGATGGTAAATTAGATATATCCTTTTTTCCAGATGATATATTTAGTAATATACCTACTAATTCTGGAACATCCATAGTAAGTAATAGTGCTTCTATAATAACTACTGAAAATTTATTACCTGGAAATTTTATAAATCTTTATGATGATTCAGGAATAAAGTGTAGAAAAGCTTTTGCGTATAGCATAGTCGGCGAAGCGTATGGTTATGTTTTAAATTCTTTTAATGCTTTAGAAAATGCTACAGTATATTTCGATGGTATAAATACTCAAGTAAGCGGTTTGTCTATAGGTAAACAATATTTGTCTGCAGATAATCCAGGATATTGTACATCTACTGTAGTTTCAGGTTCTGGTAATATTGTACAAAATATAGGTTTTGCTATTTCAGCGACATCTATGAATTTCAAACCCCAGACGTCTATAGTGTTGATATAATTATGTGGCTAACTAATTGGAAATATAGAAAAAGTTTTGAAATTTATAGGGATTCTGGTTCTGTTACTGATTATCCTATGAAAATTACTATAGGAGAATCTTCAGGTCTAGGTACTACTGTAGCGTGCCCTGGCTGTTTAAGTACTTTTGATGATATAAGATTTACAAATTCAGATGGGGAAACTTTACTTCCTTTTTGGATTGAAAGTATTACCGGGACTACTTCCAACCATATTGCTACTATATGGGTAAATTTTGATTTCATAGATATTATAGAAACAACTTTTTATTTATATTACGGAAATTCTACTGCTAGTGGGATAAGTAGTAGTGATGGACTTTTTATACTATTTGAAGATTTTGAATGGGGTAATGATGGAGATGATTTGATTACTTCAGGAGGTTCTATAACTTGGAATAAAGGGCAAGGAATATCTAAAATAAGTAATTCAAAATCTTATAGTGGTACAAGATCAGCTATATTTACCGAAGCATCTACTGGACCATCATATAATTTTTCTTTGACGGCAAGCAATAATATTTCTATACAATTTAAAGTTTATAAAGAAACTGCAGTTACTAATGGTCCTAATTTTGGTCAAGGTGATGGTACTAAATGGTGGAATATAGCAGTTACATCAACCGAAGCTGTAAACTACTGGAATGGATCTACCATATCCACAGGTTATTCTATGGTAGCAGACACATGGCAATTATTTGAAGTAAATAATTTTAATTGGTCTTTAGGTACTTATGATATTTGGTTAAATGGTACAAAAATTAAATCTGGTACCACAATGGCAAATGCAGTAGCATATACTAACACACTTATGTTGTCCAACCAGGGCACAAATACATCTAATGATGTTTGGTATGATAATATCATAGTTAGAAAATTTTCTTATCCTGAACCTACATTAAATTCTTTTGGAGAAACAGAAGTATCAACATTTACTGGAACAACCTCTTGGCTGCCCAATTGGAAATATCGTAAACAATTTTTTGTGGCATCTTCAGCCGGAGAAGTAATTGATTATCAAATGCAAATGATTGTTGGACAGTCTATGAATACTGAAGGCTATACTATTCATTGTGGTGAAAAAGTAAATATCGATTTTTCAGACTTAAGATTTACTAATGAGACAGGTACAGAATTATTAGATTACTGGATAGAATCTACTACTGGTACTACTCCAAATCAACTTGTCACAGTTTGGGTAAAATTTGATTTAATAAGATCTACAAATACTGAATTTTATTTATATTTTGGAAATGTATTGGCTAGTGGGATCAGTAATGGTTATAATACTTTTCCATTTTTTGACGACTTTTCCAGTGGTATTATAAATACAAATAAATGGACAGGAGATATTGGAAGTTATTCTATTTCTAATGGTATACTAACTGGTTCTGCTGGAAAATATATCTTTGGTTCAACTTATTTAAGTAATGATATATGCCTAAGGTTGAGAGCAAATATTCCAGCATCCAATTATGCTGGATTTTCATTGTGTGATTCTGAAATAGTCCAAAAAATACATGTTACAAGAGATGGTGCAGAAACAAATACCTCATGGTGGGCAACAACTACCGATAATTGGGTACATAGTAATAAATTTTCTAATCTTTCTATAGGACCTGGATCATATCATATATTTGATATAAAAAGAATTCTAACTAACACAGATACTGTATGGGGAAGTGTGGATGGTTCTACAACAGCACAAACAACTACATATATTCCTACAAATCCACTTAGAGTTAGATTTCTTGAAGGGATATCCGTGGATTGGGTACTTTTAAAACCAAGACTATCTACAGAACCTACTTTTGTATTGTGGAATGATAGAGAATATTATCTAGAGGGAATAGACATGAATATTAAAAGACCTTTATGTAATTATGATGGAGTAATAAAAGAATTAGCATTATCAGATGCTTTAATGGTGGGAGCAGGATTATCAGCTTATGATATTGCTGTTAAAAATGGATTTGTTGGTACAGAACAAGAGTGGTTAGCAAGCCTTGTTGGACCACCAGGTACGTCTAGTTCTGTTGGTGTAATAAATTTATGGGATTAAAAAGGAGTAATTATGTCAAGTTCAGCATTTAAAAGAAAACTAACTGGTAGTATAGATGGTAAGGCTATAAAAATAAATCGAACTACTACATCTGGTACTTTGATTCATACAGCGGTTTCAGGAACTGTAGACGGGACTTATGATGAAATTTGGTTATGGGCATATAATGACTATACCTCTAATGTTGAACTGACAGTTGAGTTTGGAGGAACATCTATCCCAGATAATGTAATTACTGTTTCGGTTCCATATAAAGCGGGGCTTGTGCCAATTATTCCTGGAATGCTACTACAAAATAGTGCTGTTGTTAGTGCGTTTGCTACAACAGCCAACATAATAACTATTAATGGCTTTGTTAATTCAATTACTGATTAAGGAGTATTATTATTATGCCAGCTGGAATAGATAGTTATACTAAATTGATGCTTCACTTTAATGGATCAGTTGAGGGATCTCCTAATTTTATAGATCATAGTTTTTCAGGAAAGACAGTTACTCGATATGGTGATACTAAAATGAAAACTGATAATTATAAATTCGGTGGGGCATCTGGATATTTTGATGGTTCTGGAGACTACTTAGTTGTATCCAGTTCGGACGACTTTAATTTTTATACTTCTGATTTTACAATAGATTTTTGGTTGTTCTGTAGTGTGGCATGGAGCAGTATGCCATATTCTCCATGTATAGTAGGTCAAAAAAAAGTCTGACAGTACTTATGGGTGGCAATTATATAGGGATAGTGTCACTACTGGTATAGATGCCAGAATAGGACTAGAGAATAATTTTTTTACAACATCAATACCAAGTACTCAAGTATGGGAACATTGGGCATTGGTTCGTTATGGTACATCTCTTAAGTGGTACAAAAATGGAATATTGGATAATTCTACTACTAATGATGTTAATGTAGTGGATAATACTGGAAATCTGAATATAGGTAAAGGTGATTCATGGCCTACAACTTATTTAACTGGTTATATTGATGAACTCCGTATCTCCAAAGGCATAGCTCGCTGGACTTCTGATTTTACTCCACCAACAAGACAGTATTCTGCAGATTCTTACACGACATTGCTACTTCACTGTGATGGATCAGTTGATGGGTCACTCTCTATTACTGATTCAAGTCTTTATACAAAAACTATTAATCGTTATGGAAGTACTCAAATTAAAAATGCAGTATATAAATTTGGTGAAGGCTCTTGTTATTTTAATGGAGCATCTCAAACAGATTATTTATCTGTAGCAGCATCAAGTGATTGGGCATTTGGTACTGGAGATTTTACTGTAGATTGTTGGGTATATATAACAAATCTTAATCCAGGGTCAACTTATTATTATGATCAAACTATATTTTCAAACTTGGTGGATATAAAATTAGCTTGTTTTTTAATGCATGCCGGAGGTGCGCCAGCTTTTTATAATGGGTCTGCTGAATATGATTCTACTTTACCGGTAACCCTTAATGCATGGACACATGTAGCTTTTGTAAGATATTCAGGTGTTTTGTATATGTTTACTAATGGGATAATAGGATATAGTGGTGCTATGACGACAAATTTTACTAATTCATCAAGTGCATACTATATTGGGGGCATGGGGGGATCTAATTATAGATATGTATATGGATATATAGATGAATTAAGAGTATCAAAAGGTATTGCTAGATGGACATCCAACTTTAATCCATACAATGAAGTATATTATTTATCAACCCCTGCATCTTATACCTATGGAAGACGTAATAGATTAAGTACTAAAAGTGTTTCTACATATAATCAGTTATTATAATAAAATTTATTTTGTATAAACTAACTTGTTATTATAAGGAAGTATATAGTTTAAATATAGTAGAATTAAAGTCTTAGTCCTTAGATATTATTATAGATATAAAACAGATTTAAGTTTTGTATGTCCACTATATAGATTTAGAAATGGTGGGCTATTTTTATAAATAGTTAAAATATAAAATGGAGGATTTTGAAAAATGGCGAATAAAATGGATAATGATTTTATAGTTAATGTTAACCCAGCAGAAGTTATGTACACAAGTATTAATACATCTAAAGATGGTTATAATTCAGCCCGTATGGTAATTAAAAAAGGTGATAATGAATATATGAGCATTTCTTATGAATGGGAAGGTGGCGGTATTCCTGGATTTGCTATGGATCTGATGAGTTTCATGAAAACTAATAATGTTGAAACATCTGGAATATGGAAAGACAAGGAAGTGTCTTTTGCTGAATGGGCATCTAAATCTGATCCTAAAGCTCTTAAAAAAGAAATGTGTTCAGTATGTGGTAAGAAAAAAGAAAACTGTACATGTAAAAAATCAAATAGTTCGGAGGATGAGTGACGGAAAAGAAATCTAAAAGCGATAAAGTGAGAACTAAATTTGATTGTCCTCCAGGTATGGTTTGGAATCCTAAAAAAGGTCGTTGTGTTGAGCATGAACATTCCTTATAAGTATATATTGACAAATTATAATCAATGCTTATGTTTATAACAAGGGGGTATAAAAATGCCAATAGATATATCAGAATTTTCTACACCAGCATTAACTAAACTTCAGCAGAGATATCCAATGTCATATAATAAAGAGGATCGTTTCAATGAGATTAATCCTACGCAATGTGCTGGTAGATACCAAGGTTCAGTAGGAAGAGAAGGTGGTTGGAAGATGGCTGGTTATAATCATTCAACACGTATAGAAACATTTAAAATTAGAAGTGATAATATAACACTAAAACCATATTAAAGGAGTAATAAATGAGTGTTACTGTAGAGGAAAAGGAAGCATTTTTTGGGCCGGAACTAAAAAGGATTTTTGATAGAAAAATTCGTGAATTTACCAGACTATGTCTTATAAATTCTCCTGATTACATATTTGAAGATTGTCCATCTAGTTCAAGCGGAAAATACCATCCATTAGATGAGCTTAGTTACGATGGTACCATTATTCATACTAAGAAAGTTTTTACTATGGCTTACGAACTTGTTAAAGCTTTAGATTGTGAGAGTAATAGAGATATAGTTTTATCTGCCAGTATTATACACGATTTGAGAAAACAAGGTGATACTAACTCTGGGCATACGGTAAAAGATCATGCTGCTTTTGGAGCTAAATTAGTGGACGAAGTACAGGAAGCTACTCAACTTCTTACAAAAGAACAGCATAAAATATTGAGAAATTGTGTTGGTTACCATTATGGTCCTTGGAGTGAGGAGCCATGGAAAAAATCTATAGATAATTATACTAGGGAAGAACTATCAGTATTTATATCAGATTTTGTAGTATCAAAACGATTTATACATACTGATTATAGGAGAGAAGAATGGTAAATAATCAATTTATAAAAGATTTACAAAAAGGAGTTGTTAATTCTCCTTCTGTAAATCAAGAACTGCCAGCAGGTTCTCCTCGTAGATATGAGCCTGCTTCAGGCATTAAAAAACATAATGAAACTATTCATAAAGAAAGTAGAATGGCAGATCATTATAAAAACTTACCATTTACATTTAGAAAACCACCTAAACCCTATGGAAGAAGTACTTATATAAAATGTGATAATTGTGGATATATAACTTTAGGCACTACTGCCACAGTAGGATTTATTTGCCCAGAGTGTAAAAAGTTTTCCACAGTTACGGAGGTGGAATTTGATAAATAAAGGAAATGGAAAAAGAGGAAGACCAGTAGGTTATGAATTAAGTGAAGAGAGTAAAAAGGCTATTAGTTTATCTAAAACTGGTCAAAGGCATAAACAGGAAACTAGAGATAAAATATCAAAATCACTAATACTATATTTTAGAAAGAAAAATCCTATCTCTGTTGAGATGGTAAATCGTTATAGAAAGAGTTTGGATGATGCTGCTTGTGAATGGATTAATAGTTATGGTGATGAGCTTGATACTGTTACAGATGTTATAACAGAAAAAGCTATCAGAAGTAAATGTAAGATAGAAATTACTTGTGGACACAATATAGAGTATTTTAGTCATAATATTACTCCAGAACTTATAATTATTTTTAAAGAATATTGTGAAGAGAATGGATTAGATCCAGAAGATGTATTAGAGGAGATTTATCAATAATGGCAGGAAGACCACCTAACGCTTTACCACCAAAGAAGATGCTTAAAACAGCACTTCCTATAAGTGATATTTTTAATGAAGATGAAATAGAATTATATAGTAAATTAGTAGATATTTATTTAGAAGATTTTGATTCAGAAGATTTAACATCTAGCGATATGGATGATGTATTAGACCTAGCTAAAAACAGAGTTTTAGAATTTCGTCTTCTAAAGGAAAGTAAAGATAGTCCAACTAAACAATTAGACACTGCAGCTGCTGTAGAAAAACTAGCTAAGAAAAATGAAAAAATAAAAGAAAGTTTATCCTCTCGTAGAAAAGATAGAATAAATCCTAATGAGATGAAGGGATTTTCTATAGTAGATTTAGCTGTGGCTTTCACTAATGAAAAACGATTGAAACTTAAAGAAAAGTCAGACCAACTAAAAATGGAGGAAAATGATCTTCTTGAATGTCGATCCAATTATCTTGGAAACAAAAATGATATCGACATAAAAGAAACCAAAGAAGATGGCTAAAAAGAGAAATAGACACTACGAAGACATTCTTGAACAAGGGCGAGAACTGATAAAATTTTATATGGATAATCCATGTATTGCAGCCTATGATTTGTTAGGTGTAGATCTAGCTCCTATTCAAAGAGTTGTTTTTAGTGATATGTGGTTTAAAGATTATGTTATAACAGTAGCTAGTCGTGGTTTTGGTAAAAGTTATTTATTAGGCTTACTTGCCACATTAAGTTCCATGTTAAAACCTGGATATAGAACAGGTTTATTATCCCCAAGTTTTAGACAAAGTAAACTCATTTTTGCTGAAGTTGAAAAACTTTATGCACAATCCTCAATATTCAGAGAAGCTTGTGAAAAGCCACCTACACGAGGAACTGATAGTTGTTATGTCAGACTTAAATCAGTTTCTGGAATGGCACCCTCCTTTATAGAAGCGGTGCCATTAGGTAATGATGGTGGTAAGATTAGAGGTTCTCGTTTCTATTTAATAGTTGTAGATGAACTAGCACAAGTCCCAGATCAAATATTAGACTTGGTTATTAGACCATTCGGTGCCACATCTTTAGCTCCCATGGAAAGAGTTAGAAGATTGGAGCAACAAGAAAAATTAATAAAACTGGGCCTTGCTACAGCAGACGATTTTGAAAAAGAAACTGTAAATAAAATGATAATGACTTCTTCAGGTTATTATAAATTTAACCATATGTGGAGAAGAATGAAAGACCATTGGCGACAGATAGACGAAGCAAAAGCTAACAATCAAGAAAGTCCATATGCTGTGTGGCAAGTACCTTATTGGGATTTACCAAGCGGTTTTCTCGATATGAATAATATTAATGAAGCTAAACGTGTAATGTCTTCTTCTGAGTTTAGAATGGAATATGAAGCCGCCATGATTTCTGATTCTGAAGGATTTTTTAAAGCATCTCTATTAGAACAATGTACTTTAGGTAGTGGGTTTTTGATAGAATCACGCGGAGACAAAAATGGTCAGTACGTTATGGGAGTAGATCCGAATCAAGGTGGTTCCGCAAGTGCTGGTATAGTTATAATTAGAACTGGTACTGTAAATAAAATAGTAAATGTGTTAGAATTGAAAAAACAAACTACTCAAGAAACTACCGAAACCATACAAGAACTGTGTAATAATTATAACATTAATCGTATTTTTATGGATAAAGGTGGTGGAGGTAAGGCTATATGTGATTTATTAGAAGCGGGCCACAATAATTCTGAACCTATAATAGATAGAACTAATGATGAACATAAACATTTGCCAGGAAGACATATATTAGAGATGGTAAGCTTTAATCCTGCTTGGATTTCAGATGCTAATTTTACTACCAAAGCAATGTTAGAAAATAAAAATCTTTTATTTCCAGAAGTTCCAGTTAGTACAACGGTAGATCTAGAAGCCAAACAATATGATAATGTGATTACTCTTAAGTCACAAATGTTAAATATTATAGTAACACAAACTCCAAGTGGCGCATTACATTTTGATACACCTACTAAAACTCAAAATAAAGATTTATATTCAGCTCTCATATTGTCTGCCCATGGAGCTAGAGCTATTGAAAAAGAACTGGAAGGGGAACAAGAAGCAATATTACATGGCTCCAGTGGACTTATAAGATTAAGAAATAACCCTTCAAATAGTTTTAGAGAAGTACAATCTACAGGTAGAATGGGTAGTATTATATCTTCGGCTGTTCTAAAAAAGAAGATAAAATAGTGTAATAATAAACTAACCTTATTCTATGTAGATAACTGAATTCATATGTATGAAGGAGGTTTATACATGGCTAGGCATTTATCAGTATTTGATAGAACGTTTTGGGATGAATGGCTACAAAAAATATTTAGAAATCTAGCTTCTGTTAAGTATCAATGGTTGTTGTTTCTTTATGTACCTACTATTTGGGGAATGTTTAATATAAATCCAAATACAAAGGAACCATGGGTTTCCGCAACAATAGGGCTTGGATTTTTAGGTGGCGGTTTTATAACATTAGCTACATCAAGACTAATAGTTAAAACTAGTTTGAAAGAAGATGATGAGGAAGATAAAGGAATAAACACAGATAAGTAAAGGATTGGAATATGGCAGCATTACAGATTAGTATATGGGATATAACTAAAAGCATAATTGCATTGATAATAGCAATATTTATTATATATTATGGGAAGACTTTTATAGATGGTTTTAAACCCAGCAAAGAAATTCCTCCAGCTATATTATTACAATTAGAAGCTAATAAAGTTATGCTGCAAAATCTGATTGCTAATGACCAAGCAGCAAAAGAATTGATAAAGCAGATTCAAGATGCCAAAGGTGAACAAGCAGAATTTTTAAAATATGTAATGGATGAAAATAGAAAAAAGAACGCCAAACTTGAAGAGGTTGGGGTTATAGTTAGCAAACTAGATAGAACAGTTACTAAATTAAGAGAAGAAGCCACCGTAGCTAAAGAAGCACCAAAGACAGGAAATGCTGAAGAAGACGCTCGTAGGGATAGACTATCCTATGAGATGAAAGAGATATATAGTAAAGATGCCAAAGGAAATGAATTTCCAGTAGCATGGGCGATGTATTTTCCAAATCAGGATTCTGATAAGAAATGGAAGACAGGTACTTATCCTTTAGAATATTATACCACTGTTATAGAATCTGAAAATAAGGATGGTTCTTTTAGCCGAGCGGCAGAAGCTCATATAGAAAATAATGCTACTAAAGAAAGTAAAGGTAAAGAATATCCTATAAATATTACAGATTTTAAATGGGAAAAATTTGAAAGAAAGGAAAAGAGTTTCTCATGGTGGAATCCACGTTTAGGATTAGGTCTAACAGCTACTAATAATGATATAGCACCTAAGCTAGATATAAGTATAGCTAGTTATGGTAAAACTAATGTGGATATGGACTGGAGATTCTTAATTTTTGGTATAGGTGCAGTTCAAAGCGGCTCAAATAATAGTTGGAAGACAATAGGTTCCTTTGAACCTTTTTCCTGGAATATTGGGAAGGTTATTCCATTAATAAAAAATTTATTTGTTGCTCCAACAGTAACTTACGATTCTAAATCAGAATTTTCTGCTGGTGCAGGTATTTCAATACCTTTTTAGGAGGCTAAATATGCCAGGTTTTGATAATAATAATACTCCAGATTTTATAGCAGACAATCCTTGGGCTACAGTTTCTGGTCTTGATAGTTGGCAAGACGATTACACTAGATTTAGAAGTGGTGATATAATGGATACTACTTATAGTGGAACCGATACTATAATTGGTAGAGTTAAATCTGTAAGAGATATGGATATACAACGTCTAAATCTTTATGATTTTGGAGTAGTTTAATGAAGACGCTTCAGCTTAGGCGGCTTATAACAGCCATAAGAACATCTATTATTCCAAAAGATGGTGAGCCAATTTGGGATAAGACAGAGAAGCGTTTGTATGTTGGTGATGGGGTTACTCAAGGAGGGGTAATTTCTAATGACACTATTTCAGAAACTACGGTATCTGGAATTATAACATCTTCTATAGTAGATGGTGACATAACTCACTCTCCAGATGGTAATAGTGTGTTTGACGCCCTTATAAATAAATCAGATACAGACCATGGACATGGTGTAGCCACTATCAGTGGTGCTGGTTTTGAATCAATAACAGATAAAATTAAATTGGATGGTATAGAGACATCTGCAAACAACTATATTCATCCAATTGGCGATGGTAATTCACATGTTCCCGTCAATAGCACCACTAGTTCTGGTAAGGTGCTAACTTCTAGTGCAGTTGCTGGAATTTATACTTGGGAAGATCCATCAGCATTTATTTCTAATCATGCTCTATTAAATAATCTTGATTATGTTTCTTCTGGACATACAGGGTTTGTTTCATCGTCACTAACAATAAATTCTAAAGAATTATCCTCTAATATAGTTCTTACAACTTCAGATATTGCAGATTCAGTAGATAAGCGATATTGTACTGATGCACAAAAAACTATAATTGCTAATACATCTGGTACTAATACAGGTGATCAAACTGGTGGTACTCCAGGACTTACATTAGGAACTGCAAATATTGCTGGGTCCTCACCTAATTTTTTAAGAAGAGATGACACCATCTTAGTATTTGATACTACAGTCCCTAGTACTCAGGCATTTGGAGACAGTGCAGAAGTAGGTTCTGCTACTATAGCGGCTCGTAGAGACCATAAGCACGCTATGATGGCGGCTCCTACTACTATAACAGGTAACGCAGGGACAGTTACGGGGGCAACTTTTACAAAAAATCTCATAGTAAACACAGGAAATTTAGAACTTAGAGGTGATGTAACTAACACTTCCATTCTAACGGTGGCCGCGGGAACAACTTTAGTTTCAGGAACAAACACTGGTGATTTATCTGGTCTTGACGCCCCAGGCCCTATAGGAACAAGAATCCCTTCACCTGGTTCATTTACTACAATTAACGGGGGTATTTCTTGGTATGGTGTATCATGGGATGAGGTTTTAGACACTTATGTTAGAACTGGCGAAGCATATGGGCAACCCATCACTACTGCCTTATCAGATGTAGTAGCCACAATCCATTCAAGAATGAGACGTTGTTTGCTTCTTGATAATGGAACTGTAAACTATTATTTACACTCACAAAATAGTAATTTTAAGGAAGATGGGGTCACTGCTTCAGTATTAACTGGAGTTGATGGGCAAGTTATGGTAGAAATACCTAAATTTTGGTATAGATACTATAAAATAAATAATTCTCATTATTATGAAATATCTCCGGTACTATTAAATGGATTTAGTGTACATCCAGCCTTTATTAAAAATGGAGTTGAAGTGAACAATAGATATATGTCCGCCTATGAAGGAGTACTGTATGACACATCTGCTGGAAGATATGTTAACGGAATAAGAACAGAAGCTAATGTTGTATCATTCGTTAGTTCTACAAAAACTATTTCCCATTTAGCTGGTGCTATTGCTACTATTAATTTAACAGGGGGTAGTGGAGGAAGCGGTTATGCAGTAAATAATGTTTTAACTATTACTGGTGGAACAGTTGGTGCCACAGCCACAGTTAATACTGTAGATGGTTCAGGAGCAGTTCTGACTATGACTTTAACTACTAAAGGTTATGGCTATACTACTGGGGTTAAAGCAACCACAGGAGGTGCTGGTACTAATTGTACTATTAATGTGGCTACTTTAACTACTATTACTAACCCATATACTAATTTGGTGGCTGGAGACAAAATAACTATAGCAAATAGTGCTTCTAATAATAATACTTTTACTGTAGTATCTGGAACAGCAACCTCTTTTACAGTGTCTGAATCAGTTATTGATGAGACATATGCTTTAAATGTAACTATAGAAACACAAAAAGATTTTACAGCCTCTACTGGAGATAAACTATCTTCAGTGTCAGGATTTATTCCCGTTACTTACGCTACAAGAGATAATTTCAGAGTACTTTCCAAAAATAGAGGTGCTGGTTGGAGACAGCAGGATTCAAATTTAACTCATGCTATACAAGTATTATATTTAATAGATTATGCTTCTTTCAATTCGCAAACAAAAATAGGTGCTGGTCTATCTAATGTTACAGATTGGCTACTTTATAATGATTATAATCCTGTGGCCAAAAGTGGCAATTCTAATATTATAGGAAATGCAACAGGAAATACTGGTGGTAGTGCTTCATCAGCTACAGAAGCGTCCAAATACTTATCGTATAGAGGCATCGAGAATTTTTTTGGTCATATATATAAGTTTGTGGATGGAATTAATATTAACAATAATAGAGTATATATATGTAATAATGATACACAATTTGCTGATGATACTACAACTAACTATACAGATATTGGTATAAATGCTATAAATAGTGATGGATACCAATCCACACTCCTTGCGTCTGGTTTAGTTTTTTTACCAGCCACAGTAGGGGCTACCAGTTCAACTAAAATAACGGATTATTACTATCAGTCTTCTGGCTGGCGGGTGGGTTGCTTCGGGGGTGCTCTGTATAATGGGGCTTCTTGTGGCTTCTTCTTTTGGAATCTGGCTAATGCTGCTTCTTATCGTCTTCGGTATTTCGGCTCGCGTTTGTCTTTTTAGATTAGTATGTGATTTAAGAGTTTTGCTTTGTTTTAGCAGGTAGGTAAATTCGGAGGTAATCTGAATAATGGAGCTAATTGTAGCTACTTCTATTGGAATCTGAATAATGCTACTTCTAATCGTAATCGGAATATCAGCTCACGTATGTTTATTATTTTTGCACTAAAAAGCAGAACTTTGCCTCTTGGCAAAATAGTAGAATGTCTCATACATGTTGGTAAAGAAATTGAAAACTTGGAGACTAACTAAACAAATGAAGAGATATGGAAATCTATATGAAAAAATTTATGATTTAGATAATATAAGATTAGCACATAAGAATGCAAGAAAAGGCAAGTCTAAATATAAAGAAGTACAGAAGGTAGATGATAATTTAGACTTCTATTTAAGTAAGATACACTTCATGTTAAAAAACAAAACTTTTAAAAATGGTAGGTATCATATTTTTAAAAAAGTATTTCATAATAAGGAAAGAGATATATTTAAACTTCCTTATTTTCCAGATAGAATTGTTCATCATTGTATTGTACAGATATTAGAACCTATTTGGACCAAGTGTTTTATTAAGCACACTTACTCTTCTATTAAATATAGAGGGATTCATCAATGTTTAAAGCATATAAAACAATCACTCAAAGATAAAGATAATACAAAATATTGTTTAAAGATTGATATAAGAAAATTCTATCCTTCAGTTAATCATAAGATATTAAAGAGTATAATAAGAAAGAAGATTAAATGTGAAGACACGCTTGAAATTTTAGATGAAGTAATTGATTCAACAAGTGGGATACCAATTGGTAATTATCTTTCTCAATTTTTTGGAAATTTATACCTATCATACTTTGATCATTGGATGAAGGAAGAAAAACATTGTAGAAATTATTTTAGATATTGTGACGATGTGGTGGTTCTTCATTCAAGTAAAAAATTTCTACATAATTTAAGAAAAGAAATACAGAAATACTTATGGGTAGTATTATGGTTAAACTTAAAACCAAATTGGCAAGTATTTAACGTTGAAGCAAGAGGTTTAGATTTTGTGGGATATAAGTCTTTTCATAAATACTCTCTTCTTAGGAAATCAATTGTCAAAGCATTTAAGAAGAAAATTTTAAGGATTAAAAATAGAAAAGTAATAAATCATAAAAAAGAATTATCTGGAATAACAAGTTATTATGGGTGGATCAAACACTGCAATGGGAAATCTTTAACTTTAAAATATTTAGGAGCGATATGAAAACAAATTCTAATACTTATCCAACTATTCAAAGATCACTTGGGTGCCTACTTTTTCCTTATAATATTATAACTAATGAGGCATCACTTGAAAAACCTATATCTTATGATTATGACTTAGTACTTATACCAGAAGTAGAAGACTTAGTCAAGAACTATATTAATGTTGTTCAAGTATTATTAGATACTACTGCTCAAAGTAGGGGGTATGATAATATTATTAGTGCTTGTACCTATGCTGTATCTTCTATTACCAATTTTAAAGCAGAAGGGCAAGCGTGTGTTGAATGGAGAGATGCTGTGTGGGCAAAGTGTTATGAAATACTTACTGATGTACAGAGTGGTGTTAGATACCCACCAACTATGGATGAATTGTTGTTGGAACTCCCTGAAATGGTCTGGTCTTAACACAAATTACTATATATAAGGATAATTTGCAATGATTAACAATTTTAGATGGCTGCTTGGAGTTACTATTTTATTTATGATTGTGTCTTGTTCTCCTAAACCAATTATTGACGGGGGGCAAGTAATTCCTCCTTATGGATATGTTGATTTTTGTAAAAACAACCCAGAATCTGTTTTTTGTAAGGAGATTAAACATTGAATCCAATTATACAAAAAACATTTGATCAAGTTAGAAGTTTATTTATATATATCCCAGATAAAGATCAATTTCCTGAAAAATGGGATGATTGGAGATCTTACGCTAACCAAGTTGAGTTGGGACAAATCTTCGAAGATGACTGTGATGCATTTACTATGACCTGTGCAGAGTTACTTATTAGAAGATTAATTCCAGATGATCTAGTGAGAATTGTAATGTGCAAAACAGAAACAGGAGAAGGTCATCTTGTATGCATTGCAGATGGATTTGTTTTAGATAATAGACAAAGAGCCATTTGGAATTGGAATCAGATACCATACACATGGGTCAGTTCTATGAAAATGAGTGAGCCAGGTATATGGAGATCTATTAACTAACCATTAATAGGTGTGTAGAATATAATTTCTAAAAATAGGAGTTAATGTGTAATGTACAATATTGAACAAATGACAGCAGTACTTCAAGAAAAATACCCAGATATAGGCATACGTTCTATAGAGGTCAACGAGGGAGCTGGTACATCTACTTTCTTTGTTGAACCAACTAAAAAAAGTTTAGCCTTTCTAGATGCTAATAAGGGTGGCGTAATTCCTAGAATCTTCTCTGGAAAAGAACGTGCTGCCAGTATTACTAGAGATTATGTTCAACGAACTAATTTGGATTTGGCTTTAGGTGATCCATACACTGAGGATCCTAAAACATCTTTTAAACGAGCTATTCAATATTATTATACTGAACCCATAGTAGGTTCTTCTGTCAACGTCCTAGCAAGTTTAGCTATGAAAGGCTTTGAGAATGATATTGATGATGAGAATATAAAACAATTCTATGATGTCTGGACTTTAGATGTCAATTTTGATGAGATTTTAGAATGGATATTTTTAGATTTTTTTAAAGTTGGACACGTAACAACATACAAGGTATTGGCTAAATACGAACCCCGTGTTTCTTATCTATCACCTGTTCCTGGTCAAAAGTTAAAGACTACTAAAAAGACTGCTAGTATGGAAACTGCTGCTAAAAAAGCCATATGGTCAAAAGGACATTTACCAGTAGCCTATACAGTACTTAATCCTTTATTAGTAAATATCACCGGCAATCTTCTTTTTGATAATGTATCCACAAAGATAACCCCTCCACCAGAATTAACAGCACTTATTAAAAAACCCTCGGGCGAACAAACAGATGAAGAAAAAGATTTATTAAAAGCTTTGCCTTCTGATTTAAAAACTGCCGCAGAGAAAGGTGGAGAATATCAACTTGATAGTCGTCTAGTTGGACACATTACATATAGAAAACAGCCATATGAACGTTACGCTAAGCCTAAGAGTACAAAAGTATTTGATTCAATAGAATATAAGAAAGCCCTTAGAAATGCAGATCTAAGTACTTTAGATGGTATTAGCAATTATATCCTCAAAATAACTATTGGTAACGACGAATATCCAGTAGTATCTCAAGCTGAATTAGAATCAGTGGCTCAACTTTTCAATACTCCAAGCAAATCTTTTGATGTCGTATGGAATCACACTTTGCAGATAGAAAAAATAGTATCACCTGAAATTGATAAAATTTTGGGTAAAGGTAAATATGAACAAGTTGATGATGATTTAACAGTTGGTTTGGCTATGTCCAGAGCACTAATAGATGGCGGCGGAGAATTAAACTCTGCTGAAGTAGATCTTCTTACTAAGGGGCTAATGGAAGAAATAAACTACGCTCGCAGACAAGTAACTCGTTGGATTTACAGAGAATATCAGCAAATAGCAATGGCTATGGGTTTTGAAAGATTTCCAAAGATTAGATGGGATGATGGAATCTTACTTGACACTATCTTGTACATGAATACATTATCCCAAATGGTGGATCGTAGGATGCTGAGTTATAGGACATCTATTGAATCTTTAGGTTTTGATTATCCTACAGAATTGAATAATATGACAGAAGAACTACCTTTGGTAGAGGCTGGTACAATAGGAATTCTGGGGTCACCATTTCAAAAAGCATCTCCAGCTAATGGGGGTCCAGGCTTACCTGGTACCCCTTCCAGTGGTCCTCCTAAAGGTCAAGTAAAACAGAAGACTACAACTCCACAAACGGTAAAGAAATCTGATGTCTCTCCCAATCAACAAAAGAAGAACAAACTTGTAAAACAAGCAGCTTCCATAAGTGAAGACGATATCCGAGATATGCTGGCTTCTGAATATGCCTCTTTTTTAGAAGGAGCCAAAGAAAATTTATATGGAGAAGATTACGCTAGCTTTTTAGACGAGATGGGAAGGATAAGGTATGGTTAAATTAACTTATTATAATATAAAAGATTCCTTTGAAAAAGAAGGCTATACATTACTATCCAAAGAATATATAAATAGCAAAACTAAACTGAATTACATATGCCCCAATGGGCATGAACATAGTATTGTATGGAGTAATTGGTTACAAGGTAAGAGGTGTCAAATATGTAGTGGTAATCTAAAATTAAATATTGACTATATTAAAAAGGATTTTAAAAAAGAAGGATATACTTTATTATCTGAAGAATATATTAATTCTATAACTAAACTTCACTATATCTGTCCAGAAGGGCATAAACATTATGTTACCTGGGGTAATTGGCAGCAAGGATATAGATGTTTCTATTGTTCTCACAACTTACCTCCAGATATTAACAACATTAAAAGAGATATGGAGATGGAGGGATACAAATTATTATCAGACAAATATATTTCTGCTAAATCTAAGATGACAATAGAGTGTTCTAAAGGACATATATTTAAGTCATGTTGGAATAATTGGCAACAAGGAAAAAGATGTCCCATATGCCCATCTCAACAATCTAAATTTGAAAAAGAAATAAAATTATTTATTAATAATTTAGGGGTGACATATAGTACTAATGATAGAACAGTACTTACTAATCCTGAAACAAATCGTAGTTTAGAATTGGATTTATATTTTCCCGAACTAAATAAAGCCATAGAATGTAATGGTATGTATTGGCATTCTAGAGTATCTGCATACGATAGAGATATCATAAAGAAAAAATTATGTTTAGATAGAAATATAGATTTATTAATAATAACAGATGAAGAGTGGATTACAGAAAAATCTAATATAGAAAATAAAATAAAACTTTTTATAGGTGGAGAACATAATGGATAATAATAAATTCTATTTAGAAGCTGATATAAATATACAAGAAGAAACCCCCATTCTTAAAGAGAAAGCTTCTAAAATTATAGAACTCCCAGAAGCATCTAAGAAACAACCAGATCTACTTTACTTCTCGGCGATTTTTGTTTCTTCTGGAGAAAATTTAAACCACGCCCACTTTCTTGGAAGCGAACTTGTTGCAGCGGAAGGCACAATTATAAACAAGGCACTAGATATAGAACACCAAGAAGAAAGCATCGTGGGCCATATTTTTGAGAGAGCATATTGTGATAAAGAAGGTAATAAATTAGAAATAGAAGAATTATCTTCCAGAGAAGTTGCTAGTCTGGACGATGTTGATATGCATATTGCTATTGCTGGAATAATATATAAAAATAGATTTCCAAATATAGCTCAAGAGGTATCAGATAACAAGTGGAAAGTGAGTATGGAATGTTATTATCAAAATTATGATGTTAAAATAGGAAGTCTTATTTTAGATAAAAAAGAAGCTGAAGCTATAGGATTAGCCTCAGCTGATGATAAATTATTAGGACGTTTAGCAAAAGTTATTAAGGATGGAAAAGAAATAGCTAAAGGTACAGTAGCTAGAGTATTAAGAGGAATTTGTTTCTCTGGATGTGGTATAGTAAAGAATCCAGCTAATCCTCCATCAGTTATTCTTGAGACAGCAGCTGAGAAAGGAGGCAACATTGTAGAAGATTCCAATAGTATAATTATACTCAATTATGACAAAATAGGGCAATCAAATAATGTAACCTCTGAGGAGATAGAAACTACTGTAAATAAAGAAGAAGCACGTGAAGGAATGTTGGACGATAGCACAGGTATTTGTGTTAATTATAAACACCGTCTTGAAGATAAGGATGGTAGCGTTGTTAAAAGTGACTGGTGTACTAGATATGAGAAGTCTTGTACTTCTTTTAGTAGAGACACAACCGACCCTAATTGTTTATATATACAAGAAATAGTTAGTCTTACTGAAGAAGCTACTAGAAAGCTTCTAAAGAAAAGAGCTTCAAAAGATAAACGTAATAAGCTTTTGGAAGGACTAAAGGCTGCTTTACGTGAGGCAGCTAAAACTCAATCACGATAGGAGGTATTAAAAAATGCCAGATTTAAACATTGGTCAACAGGGTAAGATTAAAAGTACCCCAAAGATTGTTCGTATTAATGGTGATGATGACAAAAAAGCTATTTACCGTAATATGGGCAATAATCATGCTTACCCATTTGTATGGGCAAGTACAGCAACCATACCACTAAATGATACTTCAATGGTTTTGGCTTCAGGTATCAAGTGGCATGGGTATGACCTAGCTTCTTATGCTACGATCGTAGCGACTCCGAATTGGAATGCTAACTGCTATATTACAAGAAATACTGGTACTAACGTTGTTACTTTAAATGTTAGTTCTGCAGCTACAGTTTCCGGTTCTGATAAAGTGAATTTAATGTTTATGCTAGGTAATGATTTAGAAGTTGATGGTTTGTATTGCAGAGGTAATATTGGGGCAGCCCAAAATTTACCATGATATTTTTAAAACTTAACTAGGCAAAGGGAATTAGAAAATTGATATTATTAAGATTCAGGTCGGTTAAGTTGCCCAAACAACTTGTAAGGAATAAAAATTGCAAGGAGGAGACTTAACATATGGATAAGAAAGAATTAGAAGTACAGGTTGCCACCGTGGTGGAAAGCCTGTTTAATGACAAGGAAGAAGCAGAAATTCGTAAAAGAACAGAAGCTGATCTTAAAGAAGCTGCAACTTCTATCTCAGAACTCACTATTGCTCTTGAAAATAAAAATAGTGAAGTATCAGGATATGAAGTTAAACTTTCTGAAACTGAAGCACGCATTACTGAACTCACATCTGAGCTGGAGGCGGCAAAGAAAGAGTTGGAAACTGCGAATACGAAACTTGCTGAAACCGTAGCAACATTAGAAAACATTAGTAAGGACAGGGCAGCAGAACAAAGAATGGCTGAATTAGAGAGTGCTGGCGTTATCCGTTCCGATAGAGATTCCCAGATGAGTAAAGTAAGGGAAATGACAGAAGAAGATTTTGCGTCCTATAAGGACGAGCTGGTATCTATCAGACAAGCTGTTGTTGCTGAGCTTGAAAAAGCCCGCGATAAAGCAGAGACTGACGCAAAGGCGGAGGAAGAGGCTGCTAAAAAAGCTGCCGATGAAGCAGAAGAAGCGAAGAAAAAAGCAGCTCCTGCTGATGAAGAAATGGTGATGGATCCCAAAACAGGCAAACCTATGATGGATCCCAAAACAGGCAAACCTATGATGAAGAAAAAATGCTCTGTCGAAGAATCATCCACTGAAGAAAAAGAAGAAGCTTCTGAAACAAATGAAGAAAAAACAGCACCTGCTCAGATTTCCATGGGCGATGTTGCTAGAGCTTCTTTAAATTTGGAATATTTACCAAGCGAAGATCTCGTAGCGAAATACCGCAAGTTGGGACAAGCTATGGCTAAGAGATGGAATAAGAACGACTAATTAAAAGATTTATAGGAGGAACAAGGACATGTTTATTCCAAGACATCCTGTTGTAGAAAACCAATTTTGTAGTTATGCGTCTCAGACCGCAACAGCCGCAGCCGGGATCGGGGGAGTTATCGCTTATGCTGGATCCGTTGTTTATTTGGATCCTGCGGCTACTAATCAAGAACCAATTGTAAAGAAATTTACTTTTGATACTAGAGCTGCTGGGACACCTTTTGGTTTCTTAATGCAGAAAGTAAAAACTGGTTATCATCAAGTACATCCTGCAGGTTTTTATATGCCTGGGGATTTGGGTTCTAGTGATGTTATCGCTCAACCTAGTTATACTGGTGCTGGGGTTATCAATGGTACTAAAGCAGTTCCTGTTGGTGTGGCTCATTTAGGTATTTGGGATACTGTTCATTACACCACTAAAGGTGGAGCAGCTGCTGCAACAGCAATGTTACCTGGTGAATCTTTACTGGCTGCTGTTGATGAGTCTAAAGTTACCAATAGTGATTCTGCTACTGATGGTGCTGATGATATTGCTGGTGAATACGCTAACTCTACTGTAGTAGCCCGTGTAGTAAAGGGAGCTAGTGCAGCTAAATGCTCTGCTAACATTAATAATACTACGTTGTATCCGATCAGAATTAAACTTTTGATCTAATTAAATAAAATTATTTGGATTAAGGCACTATAACTGTGCTTCCAATACTAAGAACTAAGGGAGGAGTTGTTAATTATGGATCTTAAAGAAATGCAAGACTTATTTCGTGAAACAGCTAATATTCAAACGCCAGAAGGCTTGGCTGCTTACCGTGCGTTTGCTGCTGCTCTAACAACTCCAATTTTGCAGAAGATTGAGCTTGAATCAATTATGCGTCAGCTGTTTGCCGTAGAACGGCTAGCAGCTGGTGCTCAGGCTGTATATCCAGTAGCCGAAGATTTCGAAATTCCGGTTTGGGTATTACCTGGACTTGGTTATGTTGCTCAGAATTTCATCGAAGGTATCGGAGAAGAAGTATATGTTCCTACTTTTTCTATCGATGCTGCTGCAGATTGGAAGATTACATATGCGAGAGATTCTCGTATTGATATTGCTCAAAGAGCCGCTGCTAAAGCTGCTAAAGAGCTTGCTAATTATGAAGAGGAATGCGGTTGGAGAGTTATTATGCCAGCTGTTACATCCTCATTCTCCGGTAAGGGTCTTTTAGGCTCTCGCCCAGCTCCTATTTATGAAATCGTACCCGCATCCTCTGGTGCTGGTTATCTTTCTAAAGAGCTTATCAACAAAATGATTGTTGGTTTTAAACGCATTGGTCGTACATTCACCGATCTTTATGTCAGCCCAGAAGATGCCGCTGATATTAGAGAATGGACAGACACTGATATCGATCCTGTAACTCGTCGTGAGATTTTTCAAGCTGCGGGTATGGGTTCTGTATGGAATGTAAGACTTCATGAAATTCAGCATCTTGGTGCTACCGGACTTTATAACATTAATGGTAATGCATCTGCCTATGGTAAGTTCATTGCTGATGGTGGAGAAGCCTTTAATGCTTATACTCTTGAAAATCCCAATATCACTAATGCTGATGGTACCATCAATACTTTAGGTGAAACCCAAGTTATTGGTTTCGACTTAACTACTAATGACTCTTTGGTTATGCCTATTCGTAAAGAATATGAAGCTTTTGATGATCCAACCTTGCTACGTGTTCAAAAACAAGGTTTCTTTGGTTGGGCAGAATTAGGTTTTGCGTGCCTTGATAGTAGAATGATGGGCATGGGTATTATAGATCGTAGTCTATAATGAATATAGTATAAATACCCCGTTCTTTGAAAGAAGTTCGGGGTATTTGCTATAATCAACTTCTAGAGGTAAAGCTACAACATGAATATATTTATCATGCTTTTAATAGCGACTATACTCACAGAAGCCATAACAGAAATAGTAACTAAATCGGAAATTTTTGAACCATTAAGGGCAAAAATTTTTAAGCTAAGCCAAAGCAGTAAATTTTTTACTTGGCTTCACAGTCTTTTAGATTGTGGATACTGTTTTTCAGTATGGTCAGGTGCGTTAGTCGCTATTTTATTTTTTAGAGACGTTCATTTATTACATTGGAGTATAGATTGGTTTTTTGTAGCTATAGTGCTGCATAGACTATCTAATTTATTCCATAATATAATGGACAGAGTTCATGGAAGTTAAGGACAAGGTAAATAACTAATAGAAAAGGAGAAATTATTTATGAAAGGTTATGTTATTAACTCATCCAATAAATGGATGCATGCAATGAAGAGATCTATTGGACCGGGAGCTAAAGTTCCTTTATCTGAATTATTTGAACAGTACGGCATCAAACACAATTTGTCTGAAGGTAAAGAATTTATTGATTGGCTTAGAGATACAAAATTAAAAGGAAAAGATGACTGGAGAATTATTACAGAGGAAGAGAGCGTTTCTACAGAAACTGTAACAGAAAAGATTGCAAAACCTAAAATCAATAAAAGACCTATTACAGACAATATAGCACCCATGGTACAGACAAAAATGGCTGTGGTAGATATAGTAGAAATGTCTGTCAGACAAGCTAGAGAAACTCTTCCCAAGATAACAGATTTAAATCTGTTAAAATACGCTTTTCAAGAAGCTAATCAGTGTGCTGGTAAAGATAGTTTATGTAGAATAATTAGAAAGAGAATAAAAGAGCTACAAATATCTAGATAAAATGTTTATCGTGCCCTTTCATTACAGATGATAAAGAATGGAGAATAGATAATGATTAGACTGACATTTACTGTTGATAATATAAATACCGTGATACAAGTATATAATAGAATACAGATTCAACGGTCTTCTACTGAATTTGGAACGTATGAAGCTATTGATAGTTTGGGTCCTATAATGCTTTCTGGAGGAGTCTCTACTTATATAGTAGACGATTCTACTGGTGTTTCAACAGATTGGTATATATTACGATATTATTCTACAATTACTAATTTTTTTAGTGAGTGGTCGTCTCCTATTTTATATAAGGTTGGAAACATATTTTATAATCCTCTTTATCCTGAAGAAATAAACTATGAAGCGGCACAAAAATTAACTATAAATAGGATACGTCGTCTAATAGGCGATCCTATAAGACTTAGAAGAGAATATGGTGAAGACGCCATGGCTTCAGTTCATATGGATAGTAAGACTTTTGAACTACCAGTTACAGGGTGGCCAGTTAGTATAATAATGGGGGGGACAAATTTTAATAGTTTAAGTAATCCAGAAGTGGATGATTACAAATATTTAAAATTTAATGATTACATTGGAGATATTTGTGAGGAATGTGTTACTTACTCTGGTTGTGCCTCAGATATAGAAAAAACTATTCCTATGGGTATAGATATATGGTATTATACCTTTAGACATAGTGATAGACAAATTATGGACGCTTATGATAATTGTCCCCCACCACCACCACTAACTATGGCTACAACTAATGCAGACGTATATATGTTACAAACTGCTATTGATCTTTTAAGACAGGAGCTTTGGGAAGATTCAGTTGAAGATGGTGCTTCTATAAAAGATGACACTACTAATTATAATCCAGAACCTGGTCTCAGAATTAGAAAACAACTTTTAGATGATTTAGAAAAGAAGTTAGAAAAACAGGTTAAGATTTTAATGCTCTCTGGAATTTCCGGTGTATTAATTGATTAATAGGAGATATTTGCTATGAGGGGCAGAATAAGTGAAAAGACAAAAGAGAGATTTAAACAATCCATCCGAGATGTTGTCAAAGGGCTTTCTCGTAAAATACAGGTTTATAAGCAACCCATCAAGAATGAATGTGATAATTGTTATTTCGACAAATTAACATCTAAATCTACAGGTAAATGTAAATGGACAATAGAAGAAGCAGAAAATTTACAGATAGACTATGAGATAAGTCATCCAGGACAAATTCATTATAAATGGTTTAAAACCGGTAGATGTCCTATATGCAAAGGTAATGGGTTTTTAGAAATAAAAAGAAGAGTTTGGATAAATTGTTTAGTTACCTGGAATCCTGGAAATAATGACGAAACATATACTCCAGCTGGTACAGAGGGTGCGACTATAGTACAATTAAAAACTGATCCTAAATATTTAGATTTGTTTATTAATTGTTCAAGTATAATTGTAGATGGCATAGAATGCAAAATGGATAAGCCTCCTATTTCTAGGGGTATTGGAGATCAGGCTATATTAGTAATATCAGCATTTACTACTCAAAAACCCAAAGTAAATAGTGGGGAAATCATTAAGGAATATAATTAATGATAGATGAAATAGTACAAGATTTAAGTAAAACTATAAGAGAAAGACTATATGCTAATTTTACTAAAGCGGTGGAGCAGATAAAAAAAGTTATTATTTCAGAATATGACGAGCTGATCACAGTAGTAGAGGACCCAAATAGTAAGGCAAATCCTATTTTATATAGAGAAGATTTTATAAAAAGATTGGATGCTTTCTCTTACATAGAAAATAATGGTGAATCAGTATCTATAAGCATTCCAGATATGGAAACGTTTGATTTTTCTGGTAAATTAAAGATTATAGAAACAATAATAAATGGTATATCAGGTACTTATGTTGAAATGAGTGCAAAAGAATTTAGATCCATATTTAAAAGAACTCCATTCATACCAGATTCCAAGGATTCAGAAAATTTAGCCGAAGAAGATATATATCTGGTTAGGTATAACAATAATATACAAAATATAGAAAAACATATGAGAAAGAATTTTGTTAAATATCCATTTTCTAATATGCCACCATTCAATATTTTAGAGAAAGGAGAAGCATTCGTAGATAGTAATATGGAAAAATGGATTGAAAATTCTTTGGAAGAAATTTAGAAAAGGAGCCACATAATAAATGAAAAATCTTAGAAAAGAAGACTTAAGTCTATATCTTTATATAAAGGATGTAGTTCTTAGAGAATTCAGAGAGACAGAGGAATATGCTCAACTAAGTCTTATGCCAGAATTATGTGGTTCAAATAGTTATGTTTATGAATGTGTAACTGATTTGAGTCCTTCACCTTCAGAACATGGTAGAGGTTGGGTATATTTTGATTTTCCAAGCGATGGTCTTTATTGTGAACCATATCCAAACTTATATGGATTAAATGGCGATGGGAATGTGGCATATGGTACACCTGAACAAAGTAATAGTGTAATCTTATATGAAACTACTTCTTCAGGACTATCTATGGTAGATTGGAAAGAATATATGATTGATTATATGGATTGTAGAATTATTTCGCAGAGAAAACTTACTACACCGAAAGTTTCATTTATATGGAATTATGTATCTGTTGTAGATGAGTGGTCTATAGTAGAAGCATCAAATCCTCCAGTAGTGGTAATAGATATAGGAGGTACGGATAAAGCTGGTTACCAATTAGGTGGAGGCAAGAAAGCTATACGGAAAGTAGATATACATATTTTTGCTTCTAATCCAGCTGAACGTAATGATCTTTCAGAAACTTTATATGATGGCTTATTCAATAGAAGTTGCCCCCTATATGATTTTCCTGCAGGCTCCATACTTGATTATGATGGTACATTCTATGGTAGACGAACAGTATTAGATAGAGAACCAAATACTTCAAATAAACTAACCTATCTATTTGATAGAAGTAAAGTTTCAAATATTAGTAAGTTACAATTTGATGAGGTTAGTGCTCGTAATATTAATTTACCTATTTTAATGACAAGATCACAAGATGAAGTTATGTTAAGTGATTTGAATGCCTACAGAGCTAGAGTTAGTTTTAATATGTTTTCTTACGATGACACTTCTTTAAGTGTATAGATACAATCTGTAAGGAGTAAATTGAGACCATCCAAAACACCAGATATAAAAGAATTGTTTAATACAGAAGGATACACCTTTATAGGTAGAAGTACAGAGTCTAATAGATTTTATGATTATATTTGCCCATCTGGACATAAACACAAGATGCGTAAAGATCATTGGTTACGGGGTGTAAGGTGCCCAGAGTGTGTAGGTAATAATAAACTAACTATAGAATATGTTAGACAGAGTATTGAGTCTGAGGGATACATAGTAGAAGATACTGATTATATAAATTCAAAGACTTTAATAAATACTATTTGCCCAAAAGGGCATTCATATAAGGTCAGTTGGAATAATTGGAATCAGGGTTATAGATGCTCCACTTGTTCTGGCCGGGCTAAGAAAGATTTATCTAATATTAAAGAGTTATTTGATAACGCGAGGTATGAATTATTATCTACGAAGTATCAAAATAATAAGGAACCTCTTGAATTGATATGTCCATCTGGTCATTTATATAAAGTATCCTGGGATAATTGGAATTCCAAAAATAGTAGATGTCCAAAATGTAACAATGTAGGTACATCTATTCAAGAGAACGAATTATTTAACTTCATATATAGTATAGACAATACTGCATATCAAAGAGATAGAAATATCATATCACCGTTAGAATTGGATATAGTAGTACCGTCTAAAAAGATAGCCATAGAGTATTGTGGATTATTTTGGCACTCAGAAGGAATGCACAAAGAACGTAAATATCATTTGAATAAGTTAAATAGATGCTCTTCTGAAGGTTACACATTAATTACTATATTTGAAGACGAGTGGATAGAGAAAAGGGATATCGTTAAATCTAGATTAGCAAATTTGTTAGGGGATAATTTGGATAGGATTCATGCCAGGAAATGTGTTATTAGGACAATAACTAATAAAGTATCCTCCTTATTTTGTAAGGAGAATCATTTACAAGGTTATGTTCCTGGAGATTGTATAAGATTGGGAGCCTTTTTTAATTCTGATTTAGTAGGAGTTATGACGTTTTCTGCTTTATCTGTGGCTAAAGGAAGTAAAAATAATGTCGAAGGGAATTTTGAATTGAGTAGATTTTGCTGTAAGATAGGCTATAGAATTCCTGGATTGTTTACCAAAATGCTTAATTATTTTATGAAGCATTACAAGTTTATGTCAATAATGTCTTATGCTGATAGAAGGTGGTCAGTTGGTAATGTTTACGAAAAGGCTGGATTTAAAAACTCTGGTAATACATCACCTAATTATTGGTATTTTAAAAATAATGACAACACTAAAAGATTTCATAGGTTCGCTTTACGTAAAACTAAAGATGAGCCTAAAGATATAACTGAATGGGACATTAGACAATCACAAGGTTGGAATAGAATCTGGGATTGCGGAAGTCTCAAGTATATCTTGGAAAAGGGTGCATAGTAGTTTAGACTTGCCTCAGTTTAATCTCTATGTAAGTAGTAAATCAATTAAATCGACCTGATAAAGAGAAAGATGAAAGATGAAAGAAGAACACAATAAGGAAATCGATAGGAGGAAAAATTATTATGGCACGAAATAGAATTATCTATGCGTCTCAAAGTGTGTGGGCTAATGGGAAAGTACTTTATAGAGTACAGTCTCTAGGCACAACCACTACGTTTACGAGCGAAGATGTTTTTGAATTCGGGCACTTGGACATCATCGATGTTGTGGATAAGTAACGTTGTCCCTTTAAAAAGTAATTTTTAAAGACAAATCTCACGATATGCTGGAACATCCAGTTAAGCTTTTACTACTACCGTATCGGAGTAATAATGTAAAAGTTATGGACAATCAGCAGGGAGGAATTATGATAGAGTTTAATAAGCACAGTATAAAAAAGGATGATTTGGTAAGACTTTTAAAAGAGTTGGGATCTGTACATAAAATATCTGAAAGATTGAGTATACCATCATCTACAATTTATGATTATATTAATAAATATAACATAAACATAGATAAAAAGAGATTTCCGTATACTAAAGAAGAATTAATAACTCTTCATGAGAAGTATGGATCTATCACCAAGGTGGCTTCAGCAATATCCAGATCGTATACAACAGTTAGACATTGGTATAGTTCTTTAAATATAGTTTTTAATCCATCTGGAATGACTGTCTTTAAGGAACTTAGAGAAACACCTATGAGTCAAGTACATAAATCAATAATTATTGGAAGTATGCTAGGAGATGGAGGTATTTGGTTGGCACCACATAGCAATAATGCTAGACTTTATATCTGTCATTGTGAAAAGCAACTTGGGTATTTAAATTGGATTCATGATTTATTGATGCCTTTTTCTAGACCAATTACTCAAACCGAAAAAGCCGGACCAAAAGTATTTGGAGATAGTATAGTTAATGGCACCAATTTTTTTAGATTCTATACTATAGCTCATCCAGATATAACTGAAATATA